CCTAAACTTCCCAATAATCCCGAGACGATGCGTCATGCCGTCAAGAATCGCCGTTCGCTTGCTCAAGTCAATGATTTAGACTTTGGGAACTATTATAAATTCACAAAATGAGCGAAAAAAAAAATTTTTTTATCTTGCGAGATACAAAACAAACCAATGTCGCACTTCACTCAGCAAAATCAGGAAGTCCACAACTACATGACTCAAGACGTTCCCTCGTCCTTGAAGTCCAACTCGTCCGCTCAAGCAATCAAGACCCGCAACCGTATTTTTCAAATATCTTCCACTAGTCAGAGTCAGAACTCTGGAGGTGTCGTGTTGTTCAACATTCCACCGTCGAACTATTCCATCACTAGAGGCACTATGGCATTGCGCTGCCGTGTCCAAGCAGTCGGTCTGACTGGCGCCACTGCTGGTGCCTCTGCCACTTCCATCGGTTTCCAAGGCGCTGGTGCCATCTCCGCCTCGTCGTTTGTCCCCACTTACGGCAACGGTTATTCCATGATTAATCGTCTGACGCTATACGGCGCTAACTCCGCCGTCATTGAACAGCAAAACTACTGTAATGACAACATGAACTTGATGTTGCTCCACAACTCCAACGGTTCTTACTTGGGTGCTGATGCCTTGCTAATGGCAGGGGTAGGGCAAGCGTGGACGTACAACAGCACTACTGGTGCCGAAATCGATTTGGTATTGCCCTTGCCGCTGTCCGTGTTTAACTCATCTACTCAGGACTTTCCGAACTACCTGCTATCGGCACCTCTGACCTTACAAATCGACCTAGCGTCTTTGTCCCGTGCTATCTGGAAGGGTGCCTCTATCACTGCCCTGACGGATTACACCATCACGAACACGTATTTGGTCTATCAGGCATGTGAATTACCGAGCGCCTATGTTGAAGCAGAGCGAACTGCTGTGCGTTCTAGTCCGTTCATCATGAATTTGACTTCTACTCTGAATGTCCAGATTCCAGCGAGTATCGCCACATCCTATTCTCTGGGTTTAAATGCTAGTTCCGTGAGAGCAGTTTTTATACTTCCGAGTAATGGTAGCGGTTATTCTTCGTCGACGCAATTACAGTATGTCCGAGACACGACGGATTACAATGCCTCTTACGCCTTCTCGGGTGCTGGCACGAACGCCATTGTCTTTGTGGACGGCAACCAAATCAACTCTGCTATCTTTGACACCCCCGTCATGTGCTTTCAGGGATTGAAGAACGCCCTCCATCACTCGCTCCAAGGCAGTGTCATCTACTCGTCTCCTCCGATGGCATCCTCGACGCTCGCCAACAATCCTTACTTGACCAACTTCTACGCCCTCGGTTTTGACCTTACTAGTTTCGATGATGAAGCATCGCTATTCGCGGGTACGCCTTGTACCACGCTGAACATCCAGCTAACTGGATACGGTGCTCAGAACCCAACTTACCTCTCAACCTTGATTGTCGTCTATGATGTATTGCTCGCCTTCGAAGCGGACGGTACCATCCAAGTAAAGCGCTAGTCGGAATATTTTTCTATTCAATTAATAGAAAAGATTTATTGGAAGGCGCGGTTGGCATCTCCAAACAATGCTTTGCTGTCCATGACACAGAATTCAAGTGTGAGCAACATATACGAGAATTGTGCGCTTGCCCAAGTGGCGGTCTTATCAATGGTGAAGGGTGCGGCGACGGCAGCGTTGTTGGCGTTGACGCTTTGTCCAAATTGACTGATCGAGATAGACAAATCGAGGTTGCCATTCAGGTCGTTCATTTCAAACTCGCGATGCCCAGCAATACCACCTTGGACGGAACCATTGTTGTTGCTAAAGTTCAATCCTGCCGAACCTCCTGCGGGGAAATGGAATTTGCTTGAATTGATATTGATGATTTGGGGATTGAAGTAATAAGTGGTCGTGTTGGTTGCTCCCGAATAAATCGTCGCATTGTCTACACGGACTCGGTATCGCCCCCCGTATAAATTGACTTGGCGGACGACGGTGGCAGGGTTGTTGTAAGAGGTTTGGGTAGAGAGGACAGGGGTCATGGTGAATCCATTCGTCGATTCATTGGAATTGTTGTAGATGTCGTCCAAAGTAATAATGAACTGTGCTAGAACCATTTTACATGTATACAAGAAAAAAAAATTAATCCGATTTGACATCTATCTTATCCATCTTCCTGAAAAAGGTAGGGTGATGTTTACTTACTACGTTCACGGTCAAAAAAGGATGGTCAGACTCATCCGCAAACGCGCAATCGAATGCCGCCTCGGGTATATCAAAGTCTTCCATCAATGCTTCCTTTTCCTTCTTGACCAATGGGAACAGGTAAAAAATGTCTGTCTGTTTACGTATGGATGCGGGGATTCCTTTGTAGACTTGCGAGACGACCATGGTAGACAAATTGTAATGACGCGCGTTCATAAACAGGGACGTGATTTTGTTCTTCTTGAATGTTCTTGGCAAGTCTGCCATACAGTCATCGAGGACAAGCAAGTTATAGATGGGCGGCAGTTTACGCCCTAGTTTCTTCTCCTTGAACTTTTGTTTACTTTGTTCTTCTTTGACGTAGTCCAAAATCTTTTGGATGTTTCCTTCTGTCAACTCTTTATAATACTTACCTTCCTTGTCAATCTCTTGAATCAGGTCAGACATCTTACCGTCGTTAGAAGGACTGATGTAAAAGATGTTTCCAAAATGTCCCTTGTAGAGTTTGGAAGAAGACAAAAAGGAAAGAATCAGAGACGATTTACCCGAACGTTTTGCCCCGATAATACACATCTGTGCTGCTTTGGTATCTTTCAAGAGTGGTTCGGTAGATGAAATCTCATCTTTATCGTGTGCCTTGAATAGTTTCGAGAGGTCTTTACTCATTATTATATTGATGGGAGATTTTATTTTTAAAATCTTGTGTTATCGTAAGATGACAGAAGCGGAACAACGGGCATTGATGGAAAAAATACTCGTAGATTATTATAAGTGGTTAGATAATCAAGGGAGGTAAATGGCAATTGAATTGATAGTGAATCTAGCGAATGGTATTGACGAGACAGACTTACCTGATATAGACGATGAGACCGAGATGTGGAAAGTTGTGCTCCATTGGGGTGTCTACAATCCTAGTCATCCCTATCGTCTCGGCGATGGCGCGCGCGTAGACGGAGAACAGATTGAGTTCAGGAACATTCGGATGGGGACACTAAAGTGGATTCTGTTTCGGGATTGGTCTTACCAATCTTCCGACGATAATACTCCCGAGCATAATGCTGATGGTATTCAGGCGTATAACTAACGCCCTTGCCTCGTTCCGTCGGTTCCTTTTTCAGTTGACGGTTTGCGTAATAGTATTTGAGCGCGGTCGCTCGACGAGCGGCAGTCCGCTCTTCTTCCGTAGCGTATACAGGTTTGCGTCCCATTTTATAATGATACAATATTTTAAATAATTATTTTCATTTTTTCATTTTTTGGGGGGAGCGATTTTATTTTTATGAAAAAATGAAATTTTAATTTAAATATTGGATAGTATTAAAATGACAACCGTTAAATCGTTTTTGGCAGAACGACGAACGAGCGGAGATGTATACAATTACCAAAGCATGGGTGATATTAAGGCGAAATATATGATTGATGATACGGATTATGACGAGTTCATTCAATTGTATCAAGACGCAATTGACAGGGGGGAAGCGATTTCATTATTGACTAGACCTCGTCGAGGCGGTGCCGCTACGGTTCGATTTGATATTGACATCAAGTTGCCCGAAGATTATCCAGTGGTAGATATTTATACTCAAGACGACATTGATTCTTTTACCGAGATGGTAAACGGAATCCTTCTCTCGTCCGTAAAGGGTATTAAAGAACGAAACATCCAAGCATTCATTTTAGAGAAAACCAAGGTCAAGATAGAGAACGGAACAAAAAAACGAGGGTTTCATATTGAATACCCATTCTGCGTGATTCCCATGGAACAACAACAAACGATTCTATTCCCCAAGATTCAAGAACAATGTAAATACCTATTTCAACGATATGACGGCATCGCCATCGGAAACATCTTTGACTTTACTGCCTCGCTTAAAAACGCGTGGTTGTTGTATGGTTCAAAGAAGACCGAAACCTCAGAAGCATATCAATTGACACGAACCATTCCTCACCAAGAATACGACAAGAAGACTTTACCACACTTACTCAGCATTCACGACAAACATCACCGAGGCGACATCTTTGATTGTATCCAAGACCATAAGATATTGATTCAATCCCTACCTAACATTCCAGAAGCACAAAAGAAAGAGTATACAAATGAAATCGAACCTGCTCATTATCTAGAAAGCATTAGAAAACTGCTTCCGATGTTAAATGAGAAACGAAGCACTGAATATGATTCATGGCGAACAGTTGGAGCAGTGTTATACAACACGACTGGTGGGAGCATAGAAGGATTCAAACTATTCGATTGGTTTAGTCAAAAGGGTTCGAATTACAACGCGTCAAGTGTATTAGCTAAATGGAAACCATCGACATCCAAGGCGACTATTGGAACCATTCGATATTATGCTAAAGAGGATTCACCCGAAGCATATAGTCGATTCGTTCAAGCAACAAGTAAAAACTACATCATGACACAATACGCACAATGTGGACAATTGACTGCCGTCGATTGTGCGTTTGCTATTCAAAAATTACATGCCGAGTTTTTATTCGACCCAGTATGCGATGCGTTCTTTCAATACGGACAACACAGATGGACAAACATTGGCAAGGAAGGACATGAATTAAAAACCATGATTAAAGAACTAGAATCCTTCTTTGACATGGAGATTGATAAAATACGAAAACAGATAGCACAATTGGAAGATACCGAAGACGGTGAAGAAAAGGATAAGCATAAACTCAAAGAACTAGATAAAACCAAGACTCGTTTAATCAAAGAACGTCTCAAATTCCGAGACACTCCTTTTCGCGATAAGATTATCAAAGAATGTAAAACGATATACCTGAACCGCGAATTCAATGATGTAAAGGATTCTCACTGCCATCTCATGGGGTTCACGAACGGGGTCATGGACTTGAAAGAACGTGTGTTTCGTGATGGTCGATACGATGACTACATTACCATGACAACTGGATACCCATTTGATAAGTCTGCTACGTTTGATAACGTGAACGAGTTCTTGTCCAAGATTTTCCCTGACCCTGTCTTGCGTGATTACCACTTGAAATACAAGGCACACGCTTTATACGGTGGTAATCCAAATAAAACCATCTTGTTTCAAACGAACGCATCAGGAAACAACGGTAAGTCCAAAGTTTCGGAACTAGAAGAAAAGACCTTTGGTGAGTATGCTTACAAGATGCCTAGTTCATTTTTATCGTATGTCGATAAAGGTGGGTCTGGAGCAAAAGCAGACATCGCTGGTATCCGAGGTAAACGAATCCTATTGATTCAAGAACCTGACCGTAAGTCTGGAGTCAATGTCGCTTTTCTTAAAGAGTTCCGAGGCAATGACGGATTACAAGCACGAGGGTTATTTGAAAAGAAAGTATCACAGTTCCAGAATCAGTCTAAGTTAATCATCTCTTGTAATAAATTACCAGACATTGAAACCGATGATGTTGCCTTTTTTAATAGTATACGAGTGCTTGATTACGAATCAACCTTTAATGAAGAGGCACCCGAAGACGAACAAGAACAATGGGCAAAGAAACACTTCAAGGTCAATAAACAATTAGAGTTTGACCAATCCTTCATCCAAGGGTATATGCGATTGTTATTCGAGACCTTTTTACTAAATGGTATTGATTTGGATACACCTA